TGGTCCAGCACTTGGTCCGGGGTTCGATACATAACCATATGCATCTTCGGCCATCCAACAGTTGCTTTCACTTTCACTAGTATCATCACGTAAACTTACTTTAATTGCTTCGCAACGTATGCCAGTCATGTTTGAAATAATAGTAGCAGGTACATTACCACCACGGGTAATACCTACAATGTAATCAGGACGCCAATTGTCAGCATACATCTGATTAACAATACTGACACACATACGTTCTACGTCTTGCCAACTATAATAATGTTTCTTAATCATTTATTTTTCTCTTTTAATTTAGGATGCGGTGTTTTATCATTGTATATGTCCCCTGCCAAGGCTTGTATTTGTTCTACCAAATGAGTAACTAGTTGTTTGTCATATTCCTTGCCAGGCGCTCTTTTATACTTTTCTCGATGTGCTTGTATGGCGATTGTGTGCATTGCACTTACTTTGTCCATTAGTTGTTTTATTGTATGTTGCATTAGATTAGTGCTCCTTCATCTTTTTTACCTTTGTAATCTTGTAGTGTCATATCATATACACTTTTAAAATTACGCCATACTTTAGACAGTGCTGGATATTCTTTGCACATTTCTTCAACTTGATCTGGATCAATAAAATTATCTAGAATGTTGTAAACTTCTCCACTACTACCAGTATCCAATGTAATAGTATCGGTAGTACTACCAAATGTTATATCACTCATATTGAATGTATATTCGCTACCTGTGTTAGTTAAATAATCTTCGTCTAACGTAATAGAAAATGTTTTATCTTCATCATTCATCTGCAATCGCCTTATAAAGTGCTGTACCGCTAAAAAAGTCTTTGTTTAATTTTGTTCTTTGCTTGTCTAAACTAACAAGAAGGTCTTCATAATTTTCCATATAGTTTACAATTTGTGCAACTACTTTGTCTCTGTGATGTAAGTATGCATCATAGTCTTCAGTCCATGCACTTGGATATTTAAACTCCGGAAGTGCCATTTCACTGTAACTTAATCTATCAGGCACCATAGGAATAGTATCTACTAGTGCGCCTTCATACCAACTAATGCCAAGTGTTTCTTGTAGGTTAGCACTAAACACAAGTTTAGCCTCGCCTAGTAAGTTATGATATTCATTCTTTGTTAATTCTTGTTCTTGACACACAACAAATTCGTATTGTGGTAAACGCTCTTTAAGATCTCTAAAGATATCAACTTGCTTCTCCGGTGCAATACGATGCGGAAAGAGTATAAGATCTTTCTTTTCCATACCTTTGTAACTGTCTAAACTGTTCTTTAGATACTCCATAGGCCAGCCTACACGTTTTATACTATCATAGTCAATTGCATAGTCTTCATCAAATACATCAGTGAACATATCAATATGGAAGTCACTTGCAAAGAAGTTATCATCATAACATTCAAACATTGACATTTCTGCATGACGTACCCAAGGCTTGTCACCTATGAGTCTGCCTAAAAAGTCTTGCGGATCATAACTACCAGCATGCCATAAGCCGCCAATGTTAATGTCAATACCTAATAGTTCAGCCATATAGCGTAATTGAATAACTGTAGGGTTCCAAGCATCAGTATATAAGAAGTAGTCATTGTCTTTAACTTCACCGTTAGCAAATAGTCTACTAATTTCTAACATTTGTTGAGACTTGTAATTGTTAGTCCCTGCAAAGTTAAGGAATGCCCCAGGTGTTGTAGCCTGAGGCACTTCTCCGCCACTAATAACTTTTACGTTTTCATTTGTAGCTCGTTGAAGTTGCCTTGGAAGATATTCTTTCCATTGCTTAGTATAACGTGTGTCTACTGCTTCAATATCTACAATATGAATAGCCATTAGTTTCTCCTATTATTAAACTTCTTACCAGCGTTACGTGCCTTTGCACGAAGCCATCCTTGATGCTTGTTGTATGCAATCCACACAGGAGCATCCGATTTATAAAGATCTTTTTCGTTAAAGACCTTTCCTTCGAAGCGACAGTAGTCGCGGAATTTATCCAAGTCGTTAAACACTTTAGTATACGCATCGCGATTAAATTCAATTGCCATTTTTGTTTCTCTCTTTTTAATAGCACTAGGGTTTCGGGTAGTAAATTGAACAGCCGTTTTCATTATCTTCAGCTACGCTGATTTCTACAAATCGGCCTGGGTATTTTGTAGAAATTTCTTGGTACAAGTCATCTGCAATCATTTCACAGCTCTTGTGGTTAAGCTCTAGTACGCCTTCGACGTCATAGAGTCGTTGCATCCAGCGTTTAAACTGAATGAATTCAATGTCGCGATCGTTATGAAATACTTCAATACGAACACGAAAGTGGAAAATATGACGATGTGGAATACCAAGGAATGATACATCATCCCAATCGCCGGTTGCTAGTTTAGGATCAGTATCTGCGCCTGGGTACATATGTACACCTTCTTTATTAAAAGTAACCCAAATACTGCGTTCTGCCTTGTCCATAGCGTTTTGTTTTGCTACTATCATATCTTCTTCTCTCATTCTACGTCCCATATAATCATGATATCGTTCGTTTTTAGGATTGTTATCTTCTATTGTAACTTCATTCATAGTACTAGTATACCTTCTTTTAGTTGTGTTGTCAATTGTTTTCTAACCATTTTTCTACTATTTTTGCTTGTTTTTTTGCACCCTCTACACTAAAATGCTTACCATTATCAATAACATAGTCATTAAAGTTTAGCATATCTTCTATTATTGGAAATGGATAGTTGTATCTAGGAGTAGTATGAAAAAACTGTATATGCGATTGTGTTTGAATAAGGTTAATTAATGCTTTGCTATTAATGTCAGTATAATAATCATTACTAAAGTATTTGTAGTACATTTTACCAAATTTAATAAATTCATTATCACTTGACATATTGTCAAAAACAGCACCAGGTGTAAGAGCAACCATTTCTAGTTCTTTTGGAATACTATAATAGTTGTCCGAAATTTGGTAATAGTTTACATCTAACCGATCAATGTCTAATGCAAAACTTAATCTAGTAGGAGTTGTTAATTGAAAGATTACTTTTTCGACATCTACTTGTTCTTTTGCAATCTCTAATAAATGTAAACTTGTAAGTAGACTGTTGCCAGGGTATGCATAGTTGTAAAAGTTGTGTTGTGGCATTATTTCTGACAGAGCTTCTACCCAAGAGTATGGTTGTTCAGGACAACCTGCACTCCAACTACATCCAGCAACTACAATATTCATTTTACAACTTTATCAGATCCATATTTTGTCCAATCAGTGAATTTTTCTCTATCCATTAAATCGTGTAGGCTATGACACCAGACGCCTGGGTTAGTTGCCTTAAAGTCTTTATCATCAATCTTAACCATTGTGTTATAGTTCCACAATTTAGCATAAGGCAATGGAATACGTAGTTGTGGAATAAAGTTATCATATTCTGTAAGACCGCTTTCAAGGAATTCTTCTGCGTAACTAATTGGAATATCTAAACTACATAGTTTACCAGCAGTTAAGAATGCCTTAATCATTCTTTCCCAACTACTCCATTCTTGTTCATTTAGCGGCTCAAATGAGTGATTAGCACCAAAGAAGATATGTTCACACTGTTCTTCATCGTAATACTTTTGTATAATATCGCAAGGTTGTGTGCCTGTAACAAATAAAGTTTTCATTCCAACTGCAGGAGTCTTTTCAACTTCTATACCTGTAAAGAATATAGGAGTATCACTTACACCGCTTTTGTAATCTCGTTTCATTACTTTAGTTTAATCCCTGTTGTTGATTCAATATATTGATTAGCCATAGTTGTTTCAGTTTTTGCAATAAACACAATAGTAGTTAAATTTACTTCTAGTTCAGTATCAGGACTTACAGTAAATGTAAACGGAACCATACCCAATCCTTCTTTAGTCATTGTAAGTGCCATAGGCTTTTTAACTTTAATATGTGTAGTGTCTTTTTTTACTAGACGTGCAACAATTTCTTCACCTGCTACAGTTTTGAAACTAATTGTATCGCCTTCTTTATATGATGATTCTAATAACATGTTTTATCCTAGTTGTTTAAGTTCAGTCTCTAGCCGATATATTTCGTCTTTGAGCCAAAGTTTTTGTGTTTTCATACGGTTAAGTATTTGTTCGCTTTCAAATTTATTATACAACATTTTTATCTCTTCGTCAAGTGATCTGTGTTTCTTATATAATTCTTGTAAATGCACAGCTATTTTATCGTGTTGCTCCGTGTAGTTGCTCATCTTCTAAATCCTCCAACTTAGTTTCGTCTAGTATATCTTCTTCAATAATAGTTTCTTCCACATCAAATAGTGCATTAAAGTGTGTACTCGAGTTTACAGTCTTTTTACCTACTGCACCTCTAGTACCAGGAATACTCATCCAAAACTTTGAATACTGATCAATTACTGCTAGTGATTCTTCTTTTGTAGTCTTTGAGAATATTTCTTCCACAACATCTCTAAATAGAACCCTGTCAAATTGCTCTTGTACAAGCATTTTCGGAATGACTCCATTGTCGTATTGTCTGTTTGCTTCTTGAACTGCATTAATGTGACTCCACACGTTATGACCCATTTGGATCGCATATGAAAAACTATCCCATGATGTTTTTCCTTCTTTACCTATTTTATTTAGGTCACCTGGTTTATAAACACAAACATCTTTTACAAGCATACCGTCTGTTAACGGTGAATCTTCAAAGTTTTTAAATATTCCATCTTGTAGTACAGCATCTTTAAAAGTACGGGTGTCGGTTGCATACTTCTTATCGTCTACACTCGGAACCATTCGATAAGTCCATTTGCCTCTATCAGGAGTTTCATTTTGAATGTATACTTGTCCATTAGCAGTTGCTAAGAAAGGTGAAGCACAATCAAAAGTAATCATAAAGTTTTCATTGTAATTCTTACGTACTGCTCGTTGTATGTCAGTTAAAAGTGTAGCCCACTCTAGTTTAGATGTGCCTAAGAAGTGCATTACATCGTGTACACCTTGTTGTAGCAGGTTATCATAATGCAATGTAACTATGCGTTTAAGAACCAAATGCACATCGCACATGTTCTGTCCACCCATTGACCAACCATTAAAATGATTGTCTGGATACTTAACTGGATCGCAATAGTCTTTCATTTGCTCATACCAGTCATCTGCGTCTGCATGATTCTCACCTTGCAAAACATTTAACAACTTACAAGCACCTGTTCTATGCTTCATCCAATAGTCATTGTTGATGCGTGTTGCCTTAACTGCGTCTGCATATGTACTAATGCCTGTTGCTTTTGCACCTTCAGGTGAACGTGCTACCCACGCCGGAATATCAAGTATCATTCCGTAGTCCATGTAAGCGTCCATCCAACGCAATACACCATCTCTTTTCTTTTGAGCCTTTGGACAGTTAGGATCCTTCCAGTCGCCTTCCCAAACACCTTTACCAATTTGGAAACCACCTGAGTCACCTAGTAACCAAGTGTTTTCTCTATCTCTATTACGCACCATATCTTCTTTAGGTACAATCTTATTTGTATCTAAGTCAGCATGTCCTGCAGAATAGAGTGTCCACTTATAAGTGAACGCTCCTTCTTTTGCATTGAGATAGTTAAGACTTTCTACACCACTATTCCAGTTAGCAGGAATACGAGTGTCTTCGATATAAGGACCTTTAACAGGATCAGGAAAGCGTTGCTTGCCTACATATGTCGCATAGAAGCCACTAAGTGCGGGCAAAAAGTGTGCATAATCGTTCTGTGTCGCTGTTAAATCTCTGTTCATTATTTGCTCTGTGCTGGAAGAATATAATCATATTTGACCATACCGCTGTCTACACTAATCATCATAGCACCTTGATCTGAAATGCTCATTGTAGCATCACCATCTAGTCCTAAAATTGCTTGTACTTGTGCTACAGGCCAACTCCAAGTGTGTGCAAGTGTACCTTCAACACCGTGTTGGAATACAAACTCACCTGCGTGTGTGCTTGCATCACCGAAACTAAACACTAAGTTATCGTTTTTAGTCATTACATTAAATGTAGGTTCTTCAGTATGTGCCGCACTCATTAACTTCATACGTGCAATACTTGCCATACTTGGCTTAAATGTTACAGCCCAACTTGCACCCTTAAACTTAACAGTTTTAAGTTTTTCTTCAATGATTGCTTTATTCATAAAGCGATAATCATTTTCAAAGTCACCTGCTGCGTTCTCAAAGTGAATGTGTGTTGGAATAGTTTCGCCGTTACGCTCTGCTTGTACTACATCAATCTTTGCATCTTTCTGATACTCCGGATTTTTTAAATGTAATGCTAGTTTATCTAAGTTAGGCATACCAAACGTACCTGTAAACTCTGATACAGGATTATGTGTAGTTGCCGTTAAAATAACTGATCTATCTTCTGCCATTGAGTCAATAGCTGTTCCTTCATCATTACTTACTTTTACTAGTGATAAAAATCCTAGCGAATGTGTGTGTGCAACGATGTCTTGTAAAATGTCTTTCATAAAGTTTCTCCTATTTCAAGTTTTATTATATTATCATTTGTCAAAGAAGTCAAGTAGTTTTCTACACTATATTTAGGTTTAAATCCAAGTGACTTAATTTTTTCCATATTAGCGCAAGTCCATTGCCTTTCATATGGTGTATTTAGGCGGACAGGAAGATCTGGAGCAAAGTCTGATACCTTAAATGGGTGTCCTGATCCAATATCAATAGTGCCTAAATACTTACTATTCATACATAGCTGTATAGCATCACATAAATCTTCAATATGTATGAAGTCTCTGTAATGAGTTGTTGTATATTCTAATTCACCGTCTATTAGCTTTTGCAAAAACATTCCTGGTCTAGGAGTGCTAGAATATACAGTATGAAAACGCATACCAAGTGTATTTGGATAGCGTTCTGCAGCTTCTTCTACACAAAACTTTGATGCTGCATATGGGTTCAAATCGGGCTCATAGACGCTACTAGAGCTTGCATAAAGCACTCTTGTATCAGGATAACGTGCAAATAAGCGTTTACTTACTTCTACATTATTACGCCAATAACCTGCAGGATCGTTAATACTATCACGCACTCCGCTTTTACCTGCTAGGTGTATAATTAAGTCAAATTCTTCCTTCAGTTCAATATCGTATAAGTCTTGTCCGTCTTGTAAATCAAAGCCGACTATACTATGTTCTTTTTTTAGTTTGCGTAATAGAGTACTTCCTATAAATCCTCTATGTCCGGTTAACATAATTTTCATTGTGTTTCCTTTTCTATAAATGTTGAAATAGAAAATCTAAATTTAGGACCTGTTCTACTTGGTCCGTTAAATCTATGAACTAGTTCTCCATTAAATTTAATCATTCTATTCGGAGTATATGGAGAAGTATATACTATTTCTTTTCCATGACTATCGTAAAAGAATGTTTCTCCACCCCAACCGTCTTTCCATTCATTATTCACATAATATAAAATTACATCTTGATTGTTGTGAGTATGTACGGTGTGTGTATCATAAGTTGTATCACAGTTAACAACAGTTTGTACAATCTTACTTTCATTAATGTCTTTGAATGGCTCACTAGTAATAAGAGGCTCCAAAAAATCATTTAAACTTTGATCCTTTGTCCTGTTAAGCCACATGTCTTTTGTAATACGACTGTGTAAAAAACTTTCTTGTTCATTAAAACTATCTTGCCAACCTATAAAATATGGAACCTTAGTACAATTTAGCATTATACTTTTATTAAGATCCCAATTGAATACATTATCATATACGGTTATTTCTGGATGTGGATTAGATACTACAAGCATTTTAATTTACTCCATGTATCTTTCCAACCTTTAACTTCAATAGCAAATCCTAAATCGTTATCAATTATAACTTTCTTTAAAGGATAATCATTGCCCATAATATCCATCCTATCTCCATAAAAATGTAATACATCATTAGGATCAAAATCATTTACTATCTGACTCTTGTCTGCACCTTTAGGAGAAATATCAATACCTGTTTCACCACCCGGTCTTGCAATTAGTTCCGAAAATTCTTTGTTAAACAGATCAGCAATTATATTTCTTTCACCGACCTGTGTGTCATATTCCACATAAAGTTTACGCTCTCCCATTGTTGCATTTCGACCAACAACACTGAAGTTGACCATGCCAGAGCGTTCTTCAATGTGTAGTCCCGTGCGTAAAGGAAAACTACTTTCTTCTAGTTTATCTTCTAACCAAGACTTAACATGTACAGGAATTCTCCACTTATCAGATCTAATGTGTGTTTCGCCTTGCCAAACATCACTGCCTGAACAGTTGTATGCACGTTTAGCTAGGCTATATATTTCTTCACCTATTTGTTCTATTGTTTTTTCTTTATCACTACCTGTAACAAGATATACATCATTCTCAGCACAAAAATTACTAAAAAATACAGCAAAGTCACTGTCAATTTCTTGTCTACTAGGTGTAAGTGTTCCGTCTACATCAAATATAAATTTATTCATCACAAACCCTTTTACGTAAATCACTCGAACTAAAACGGTGTTCTCGTTTATTAAAATAAAGATCTATACCTCGTTTATTGCAAATTGCTCGACCAGTAAACGTTTTGTCTCGATATTCTTCTCCTAGTATACGTACATCAATTGGGTACATGCTAAGGATGTCTTCTAGATCTTCTTCGTACTTGTACGGGATAATTTCATCTACATAACTAACAGCTTTTAATTGTGTGTATCTCTCTACAATACTTTGCACTGGTCTGTTTTTTTCTGCTCGATCTACACTGGGATCAATTTGTAATCCGCATATTAGATAATCACACTGTTCTTTTGCTTCACGCAACATAATAACATGTCCTGCGTGTAACAAATCAAATGTACTACAAGTAAATCCTACTTTCATATTATACTCCGTAATTAAAACTGATACTATATCGATCTTTGTCTGAATTATTCTTTGTAACTCTGTGCGGTATCCAACTAGAAAAACAATACAGGTCTCCTGTTGCACTTTTGTATCTTGCTTCTGGCATGTTGTAAGGTGTATTTTGTGTTTTTAACTGTTGAGGTATATGCATAGCACTTTGATCATTCCTCTCAAAAACAATATCACCTTGATCTAAATCTTTATCTGCTTCTAAGTAATAAACTCCGCTGAACAATGCACCCATTATGCCTGCATGATGTATATGTGTATGTGATGGATTTTCAACTCCGGGCGGATTTTTGTTTACCCATATGTTATATAACTGTACCGGACGAAATCCAATTTCTTCGCATATCTTTGCGTAAACTTCGTCTAAGAGTTTGACCATATCTACTACAGCTTCACATTCTTCTAGTACAAAATCAACACTAGACCAAGGACGATCATCGCCAAGTAGTCTATCATTATCCCATTTGTCTTTTATTTTGTAGTCACTATATGCTTTGAGTGCTTGGTTGTCAACATCTAGTTGTCCAGTCCATACATAATTAGGAAACCATAAATCTCTGCCATCAATCATACTAATGTACTCCATTTCTTAAGTTTTTGTTTCTTATACTCAACTCTTTTTTGTAGATCATCCCACTTGACTACATCATTGTCAACCATCAAACCTATCATACATAATACATCACCAACTTCTTCAGTGAGTTTCTGTAACTGTTCTTTATCGGCTTGATCAAGTGTTTTATATTTTCGCATCATTTTTGAACAACGTTGTGTAAGTTCTCCACATTCTTCCATTGTGATACACATTAATTGTTGTAAATGGTTTATAGGACTATTTTTCAACATGTCTACTCCCGTCAAATACGCATACAAAATATAATTCTTCGTGCATGCCTGCGTGTACACGATGATATACACCATCTTCAATTAGTATTACATC